CCAGCGTCATAGGCAGGTCTACCATAGCCGAGGATGCGACTGTTGGTCAGAGAGTAATTCCTCCGCGCCACCTGATTGCTGGTGTTGCCCTCAATTGTGTGGACCTGCTTCTTATCTACGGATTCCACGATCCCGGTGTGTGTGCTATTGTCGAGCGAAGTACCGAAGAAGATCTGATCTCCCGGCTGCGGGTCCTTGGTATGGAACTGGCCCTTGTTCTTGAAGTAGCGTAGAGAGTAGGTGCATCCCGCGCCTGCAGAACGCTCCGGCTGGCAGAGCAGTGCCAGTGCCTTCTCATAGCCGAAGGCCGTCAGGAAGCACCAGTCGACAAACATGTCGCACCATGCAAAGCCGTTTTTCTTTCCGTTGTACCACTTGGGATATTTCTGGTCGAAGTCTCTGGCGTACTTGGTGTAGTTCGCGGACCCTGCATTGGCGGTTTTGCTGTCCAGAGAAGTGTTGGAGGCTTTCTCTTTATAACCGATCTGGTCGACGGCTACAGCGATGACCTTTGCAGCAGTGCAGGTGCCAGCGGGCTTTTCCGTCTTCGTACCAGCATACTTGTCGAAGTAGGTCTGGCCGTAACCAGCACGCTTTTCCTTGACCGCATCTCCCTGATCCGAAGGACGTTCATACCCGGTGAGCACGGCATCGGAAGCTGTCTTCACGGTAGTCGCGCTTTTCAGGGTATTCAGGACGGAGGTATATCCCTGCAGCTCCTTCCACAGGAAATCCAGCTGCGTCTGCAGATCCCCGATGGACTTCCCGGCAGCCTGCGCGAACTCAAGCAACGCCTGCTTCCGAGACCAGTACGTCCACTGCGCAAGGCCATAGCCTGCGGAGTCCTTCACGAAGTTGGTGTAGGAGCCGTCATCGACTGCAGCGGTGTATTCTGCGTCGGTCATGCCGAACTTTTTCTCGTAGGTGTTCTGCAGGTTGTTGGGCCTGAGCGCAGACTCCGCGTAGAGGTTGCCCATCATACCGGCAGCGCCATAGGCATTGCCGATCTTCCCGTGGAGGAAGTCCCAGATGGTTTTCTCCGCATCGGTGACAGTAGGCGTTTCTTCCTGCTTGCTGCCACCAAGCTGCGCTGTAACCTTGCTGGCCAGATCACCCATCCGCGCATACATCCAGCTACCCGGACAGGACTTGTTGGCAAACCAGCGGTGGACCGTCAGGACCATCTCGTCGGCTTTCGGAGTATAAGCCAGCGTGGTGTCCTTGTCGCCCAGCCACAGGAGCTTTTTCTTTCCGTTGCGCTGGCAGATATCCACGCAGAGTTTGATCAGCGTCTGGTAGACCACATCCTTGAAGGCATAGGGCTCCGTATTATCGGAGGCGCATTCGATGGTGACGGCTCTCTGGTCGTTGGCATTGCTGGAGGAGCACCAGCTGCGGTTTTTCTCCTCCACATACATGCCCACACGGCCATCCTCACCGATGCCGTAGTTGCTGGATGCCTGCCGGGAGCTTGGAGCGAAGATACTGCCGAGAGTCTCGACGGAGCACTGGCCGACCACACAATGAGGCGTGATCCGGTCAATGCTGTGGGTCCGCTGGCCAGAGTGGTTGGGACTTAACTTGGTGTATACCACCATCGGACTGTTTGTATACGCCATTATTCGTCACCGCCTTTCTCCGCTCGGTCATGGAGTTGTTCCAGCACCGCCTTCAGCTTCTCCGGGATCGGGAGACCAAGGTGCGCTGCATTCTCTACGAGGGAGACGCCTTCATTGGAGAGATAGAAGAAAATGACTGCCGTGCGAAGGATGCTGCCGGTACCGATGACCTGCGTATCCAGCACGTGGCCGATGCCCACCAGTGCGAAGATCAGGACCTTGCGGCAGATACCCTTGAAGCCGACTTCGCTGGAGAGCTTGTGGTCCGCGACTGCGCACATGACCCCCGTCAGGTAGTCGAGCGTCACGAAGATCAGGAGCGCATAAAGCAGACCGTCACAGCCGCCGAGGAACCAGCCAAGCCAGCCGCCGACTGCTGTGAAGATGAGTTGAATGGTGTTCCAGAATTCTTTCATGATGAACCTCCTTAATTTCCGTAAATGATGCAGTAGTAATAAGTCCATCCGGCGCGCAGAGATCTGTACAAAGAAAAAGATCCATCCGAGTATGTTGGATACGAGGACAGGGTCGTCCGGTTTGTGGCGTTCTTGTAATAGCAGACACATCGGGAGAAGATGGATTCTGCTGTGTTATTTGCCCAGCTTGCGGAAATGATCGAATTTGAAGAGACGCTCACATCGTTTTTGCTGATCAGTGAAATGATCAACCCCATTGGCGTGCCCTTAGACGGATCTGCTGCCAGCTGCGAAATCGCTGTTGTAGGGGTGATTGTTCCGACCTCTACGTCTTTCCACGGCGCTGGATTGAAGATTTCTCCTGCTGGATCGAATGTTCCGATAATCGGCTCACCGTCTGCACCGTGGGCGGTTCTTCCCTGTAGAAGCGTTTCCGGTGTGACTGTGTCTGCTGTCAGATCCACAAGGGTAGATCCGCCGTAGTCAACTCGGTTTATTGCCATAGCCGCCTCCTTATCCAATCGTCACCGTTGTGCCTCCGGCAGCGTTGGGTGCCTCGGAGTACGGGATCGGAGCCACGGTTACCTGAGACAGATAGTTGTAGCCTTCACCGGGGGTCACTACCTGCTGGGTTGTACCCGGCGTGACATTGGCACTCTGGGCCGTCACGTTCTCCGTGCCACTCATGGTTCCGGTGACGCCAAGGATCGTGATACCTTCACGGATGTTGCTTTCGATGATCTTGGCCTGCTCTTGAGGACTGATCGCCACCTTGCCGGAGCCGTCGTGATAGCCCTGCGCGATGGTGTACTCGCCGTTTTTGGTCTGGATCGTTCCAGAGGCAGCACCATTGTTGGGCATCGTCCCGGTGAGCTCACGGCCTCTGGCATGGGCTGTCTTTCCGGCCAGAATCTCCGCTACCGCAGCAGTGTCACCAGATGTGTCGGAGTCATAAGAACAGGTGCCTTCCAGCGTATCTCCCTTCTTGTCATGAAAGGTCACACCGGAGAGCACCTTGTCCTCAGTAACTGTATCAGCGGTCAGATCAATCAGGACCTCGCCGCCGAAGATAATCTTACTGTTCGCCATATTCAGTTCTCCCTTCGTTATTCAGATGCGATATAAATGGTTTTACCTCCAGAGGCGTTTTCCGTTTGGTAGGACGGCACCTTCCGCACGGTGATGTCGTCGGGCACAAAGGTGTCCCTTGTCGGAAGCACCACGTCATGGGTGGCCCTTGGCACGACAACTGTCTCGCCGCTGTAGTTATTTGTCTTGGAGCCGGAGGTCAGGTAGACACCCAGCTCTCCCTGAAATGATCCGCTCCCGGTCAGGGTGCCATCGTAGAAATCGGGTGGCCCGATGTCACCGGAAAGCGCGATCACATCTCCCTTGATAATCATCAGATCTCACCCTCCTTCAGTACCGCACACACATTTTCGTCGTAAATCCGGCTGGCACCGACAGCACCGCTTTCAAAGCGGTACCGGCACTGCACCTGTGCAAGCCGTCCAGCCTCCAGTGCCAGCGTTTCTTCCTGTGAAAGCTGCCATTCGATCATGGATTCCGTCACAGAAACAGCGGATGACAGCTCCTTCTCAATCGTCACGTCGTTCTGGCGGATCGTGAGAAAAGCAGCTGTCATCTCCAATGGATTCACGTCTGAAAAGGAAAAGCGGATCGGAGGAGTTGTTCCTCGTATAATCATCAGAGTTCCTCCTCTCATAAAACTGCGCATAAAAAAGGACGCCCGGTCAGAGCGTCCCATCTCATCCATATTTCGTCAGATACAGAAGCCAATAATGACGCCGTTCACACTCGAACAGGAATCATTGGACTCACTGGACGGATTGTTGATGATGTAGAAATTGCCTCCGTTGCGGCTTCTGGTCCAGCAGTTGAATCCCGGCCATGCACCTTTCCGCGCAATCGGGTAGCGAGTACCATCAAAGGTACCGTCATACATCACACCGCTTTTCTCCATCGGGTTGGCCCTGCAATACTCACGCCGGGAGGGAATCCAGATCGTTTCTTCTGTTTCCACCTGCTCGGAAGCGGTGACGGCGGAGATCTTCTTGACCGTCTTAATGGCCTCTCGCACATTCTCCGGGAAGCACGGCAGGACCGCAGGAGCCAGCTGCTCACGCAGAGGCATCTTCGGCCAGCCGCCAGCGCTGCCACCGGCTTCAACAGTCCTTGTCGGTTCCGTTTTCTCGATGGTGAAGTCGCCCTCAGAAATGAAGGTAATCTCCGCGCAGTCGCGTCCGCTGTTCACGGAACTGTCTTTCACCCACTGCGTGAGGACTTCCAGCGTATCCCCGGCAGCCAACTCATAGACCTTTTCCTCGGTTACGCCTTCAGGCTTTGCAAAGCCGGTCACGATCCATTCACCGTTCACCCGGACGCTCATCATGTCGAAGTTCGTCTCTGCAGAGCAGGTGCAGACGAGCCGCATGGAAAGCGCCTCATTTGCTGTGATTGTGAACAGGCTGGCGCATGCCTGGTTGTGCGTGATCGTATCGGTGCGGTACATGAGGCCGACCGGGTCTTCCTCGCCTTCACCGGACTCCTGTTCCACGAGATTGAAGTGGCCGGTTACATTGACAGCATTGGTGCCTCTGGTGCCCATTGCTCTCTTTGTTGCCAGTGGAGCAAGAGCCAGCCATGTCATGTGCGCGTTTCCGCTGCCGTCCGCCAGTTCATCGGCATCTTTGGCAACCAGCTCGAAGGGAACGATGCCCTCCGTGTCCAGATCCAGCATCACGACATCACCCACATTGTATTTCTGGGCATAGGTGCCATCTTCGCCAGCGGCAAGGATCTGCTCCCAAGTATCCAAGAGCGCGTGATGCCAGACGGCGGTGTAATCGACAGGACCCGTGACCTGAATGTTGGTAGGCTCCCAGAGGTACAGATAATAGTCCTCCGGCTTGTCGACACCGGGCTTTATGATGTCTCCCGGATATGCGGCATTTGAGCCGTAGCCAAAGTCCTGAGAAACCATCAGCGTCTCGCCGTCCGAATCGAAATACCGGACTGGATAGTAGCGAAGGACGGAGGTATAGCGTACCGCAATCGTCCTGTCCGCCGTGATCTCTTTCAGGGATTGCTGCCAGCCGTTGTAAACGTAATCGTACTGTGCAGTGGAGAGACGGACCGGCGTCAGGATGCGGTTTGCCGCCACCGGATCGACCGCGTCATTGTACTGGCTGACATACTGGGTATCCAGCACGGTGTTGTCATAGTCGATGAAGGTGACAATGAACGTCTGGTCGGTCTTGAACAGCGCCGTGAAGACCGTATTGGACGAGAGCGTACAGGGCAGATTGCGGTCCCATTTGCGGAAGAAATAGTTGTATTCCGCAGCGGGTTTCTCCGGTACTGCCATGCGGCCACCAGCCACAGGATCGGTTGCGGTTCCATTCTTGGCAATGCGCTCCCGGTAAAGCTCGGTACCATCCCAGTTTTTGAAGATCGCGTACACGTAGTTGAACGTGGAGTACTGTGCCGTGATGGTCCTGTTCCCCGTAACATTCTTAAGCGACCCATTCCACCCGGTGAAGGTGTAGGTCCGCTGGTTCGCTGTATCCTCCGGACGTTCCGGCGCGTGAATGGTGCCATCCTCGATTGGGTTCGGACAATCTTCGCCGGTAGCGATGTAGTAAACGCACAGCGTCTTGTTGTCCCAATCCTTGAAGGTTACGGTGTAAGCAGGCCTTGTCGCATATCTCGCGGTCAGAGTGCGGTCGTTGGTGATGTTCGTCAGAGACGCGCCAGTCCAGCTGAGGAAAGTATAGGCGTAGCTTGCATCATTCGGTCTGGTCGGCGGCTCGATCTCACCGGTCTCAACGGGGTCAGGCACAGTGGAGCCGTAGGCCACAATGCGCCGGAACAGGATCGTATCGTCCCAGTTCTTGAAGGTAACGACGTAGCCGACATCCTCAACATACTGCGCGATGAAATCCGTGTCCCCGGAGATGTTTTCGAGGCTCTTGTCCCAGCCAATATACCGGAAAGCGGTATGACCTTCGGAATCCTTGTAAGGTACATTGATGAGATGCGCTGCCACCGGGTCCTGAACGGAATCTCCACCAATGACCTGTGTCGTATACAGCGGAGCCGGGTTCGTACCATCAAAGAAGCGCACGTTGTAGGTGATGCTCGGAGCTGTGATATTGATGTCCGCGTACCGGGCTCTCAGTTCCCGGATACGGTCACTTGTTACGTCCGGCAGGATGATCACGCCGGATACCTGTGCTTTCTCAAGGTTGCCGCCATTCTCATCCAGACCGCGCAAGGTGTCCAACTGGTCATAAAGCTGCAGCACTGCATTGAAGCTGTCCATCTCCCAGCGGATGCCAGTTAGTCTCAGACGAGAACCAGGCGCGAGGTGCGAGATGATCTCCCGGCTGTTCACAGCATCGGAGACATTCTCAAGCCGGATCGTAGAGAGGTTCTCATACGATGGGATAGAAAACTCCGTGATCGCCGACTGGTTCAGGATCGTCAGGTTGGTCATGGTCGCCGGAAGGTGCAGCGTCTTCAGAATGCCGCCGTTGGGCAGTTCCAGACCGGTGATGGCTGTGCCGTCGAAGTAGACATGCTCCAGATTGCTGCAGCCGGAGAGGTCAACGGCCTGTGTCAGGTTGGGGCAATTGCGCACATCGACAGTCCGCAGCAGTTCATTGTTACCGAGGTACAGCTCGGTCATGTTACCGTTGGAGTATGTCTCGGACGCATCGCCCAGTTTCAGCCGCTGGAGCTTGAGCGCCTTGGAGAAATCTGCGTAGCCGACCATCAGGCCGGACAGGTCACCCACGTCCGCCAGCTGGGAAGCGCTGTAGATATAGATTTCTGTATCATTCACGTTGTCCAACGGGCACGGCAATGTACTCGGATAGTTTCTCGCGGCTCTCGTCTGAACCAGATAGGAGCCGTACTTGATGCTGGCGTACACGTCGGCATACGGCGTGACGGTGATGTTCGCCTTTGCATAGCCGCGGACTGTGATAACATCCGACAGGCTGTCACCGGCGTTGTACTTTGAGTCCATGTAGCGGAAGCGATTATACAGCCACCATTTCCGCTGTTCAGCCTTGCTGCCCTGCAGCATGGCGAGGTAGGAGCCGTTGCCTTTCTCCACAAGAGGCGCGAGGTATTTAAACCAGGCATCCTCGTTGAAGATGGCTTCCGGCCACTTGGCCTGATGCTCCTCAAACATCCGCTCCGCCTTCTCATAGGAAAGAGCACCGGTGGAGCGGAGCTGCTGATACATGGCCTTCAGGTCATCAAAAAAGGCAGCGCGGACGTTCTTCCACAGAACACTTTGTTGTCCGTTGAATACATCAGCGCCGCCTTCTGTCTGGTCGATGTCTTCCAGATTGTAGGAGAAGACGAGTGCGCCTTCGTTGTTGATCCCTATGGCCGTATCAAAGTCATAGGGCAAAAATACGATCTTTTTCTTCATAGCGGTCCTCCGTTACGTTACTGGTGATCCCATGAAGGACGGGAACATATTCTTAGCACGGCTGTCCACCATGAGGAACAGCTCGGTGAAAAGGTAATAGAACAGGGCCGACTGCATCTCCACATAGCTCGGAAGCTCGGCTTTGAACTTGGCCAGCCGGTACTCCGAGGTGTCGTGCGTATAAGTCGCGTCTCCCAAGGTTACCGGCGCATCCAGCAGAGCGCCGGTCGCGGTCTCGGTATCCGTTTCCACGATCCATTCCGCGAACTCCCGCAGCTGCGTGGGGTCCTCGTATCCATCCGGGTAGCGCCCTTCAAAGTCGCCGAGCCATGCGTCATCGCCATAATCAGCGCTTTTCCAGAGGACACGGTCTGAGGTATTGTTCTTCACTTCCCAAGACTCATCATCTTCCTGAAAACCGAAGACCTCTTCGGTGGATTTATCGTTGTTCCAGTTGTACTTTCCAAGGAAAATCGTGTTTTCACCGTCGTACCAGAAGATCACGATGGGATAGCCGTCGATGCCCTGCCGGACGCGGGAGTCGCTGTGCTGCGCAGGGGTCTTATAGGGACAGGCCATGTCATAAAGACGGACCAGCTCCACGTTGTTGGCACCTTCACTGGAGGCCACGTCAGCCTTGAAGCAGAAGGTGGAAACCGGGATGGAATCCTCCCGGAGCTTAAAGCCGCTGACCGTGCCTCCGGACACCATGTCAAAGCCGTTCTTGAACTTGCCCTTGTAATTTTTTCGCTCGTAGTACTGAGAAGAAGTACCCTGTACATCGAACTGTGCGCCTGTGAAGGTGAAGTTCCGGGACGGGTCCTGCGGGTCGGTATAGGAACCGGACACCGTTTTCTTATCGCCCTTGTACTGCGGGAGCTCCGGGCACTCGATGATCAGGTATGGCAGGTCGGAAGGGAGTCGTTCCTTGACTACCTGCCCATATTCATCGTAGATGCGGTTGCGCTGGTAGCGGGAAAGCATATCCTCGACAGACTGCGTATCCGCAATCCAGTTGTCCAGCACTTGGCTCCTGGTCAGGTCGTTGTCGTAGACCCGGATGCAGTATATGTCGATGGTGCAGTCGTTGGAGCCGATAGCTATGCCCACCGGGCTTGTCTGCGCGAAGTCGTCACTGGCCGGGTACTGCACGGTGCCGGACATGATGCCGTTGATGTAGCAGTAGATCAGGCGGTTCTCGGATCGCTTCTCCACAACGAAGGCCACGCGCACATGCTCGTTTTCCTTGAACTGCATGGAGATTTCCGACTGCTCGCTCATGAGCTTGACCATCTGCGCCGTAAGTACAATCCCACGTCCTCCGGACAGGCAGGACAGGATGACCGCGTCATAGTTCATGACCGTCCGGGTTGAAAACTCCAGCTCGATGGTTTTGCCGGTCTGGCGGCAGTCAGAGCCGAAGATCTGGTATGGGATATTGACCCTCGCATCACCGCCGACCCGGAGAACCGTGCTGCCATCGGCGTCTTTCTGCCAGCCGTCAGAGGCGAAGTTGAAGCCGGAAAGCTCTGCGGAAATATCGTTGTATCTCCATGTGGATCGCTCGTTTTCATTGTTGCTACGGCCTTGACTTGACAGGTACAGCGCAAGCGCCTCTGTCTCGGCCTCAATCTTGATGGCGCTTTCCGTAACAGTGAAGGAGAAGCTGCGTGCCACACCGCCACTCTCGATCTCGATGGTGTAGTCACCGACCGCATCCATGCGCATGCTGAAGTCCTGCTTGCTGCGGCCCACGGTCTGCTCGGAGACTTGTCTGCCGTTCACCCGGATCGTCACAGCCGCCGTCATGGATGCCGGATCGTAAACCGAGTATCCGACATGAACTGTGGAATACTGCGGCACCTCTGTCTCTCGGAAGGAGCTGGTGATGATCGGTGTCATGTTCAGTGTCTCAAGGCAGATGATCTCAAAGTAGAGCTCATTGGACCGGACAGTCGAACCGTTGACGTCCGCCTCAAACCAGCAGCGGAAGGAGTGCTCCCCGTGGGTCTGCTGCGGGATCGTGAACGACTGTTGCCTGCCGGAAACCGAGGTTGTGGCAGAGCCGATCTCCCGGTCGTCGATCAAAAAATGCATGGTCTTCTGGATATTGCCGACCGGCGTATACGGGAAGATGATCGGCCCTTGATAAGCCACCGAGTCATCAAAGGTCGAGGATACCGTAAGTACAACCACTGTCACAGAGAAGTTGATCGTGCGGCTGTTGCCGTAGATATCCGCGATGTTGACCTTTACCACGTTAGACCCGGCAGAGAGGTACGAAGACAGGTCTACCGTCACATCGCCCTGCGCCACATCCAGCATGGCCTTGGTTGAGCCGCTGACCGTGATGCGCATCGTACCGTTGCCGGTGGGTACGTCATCTTCCTCAGAGGTCCAGAAAATCGTGACCGGGCACTTATCGCCCTGCGCGATGGTGCGCGAGAGCCAGCCGGTCCGGTTGGTAACGGAGATCTGTGCGTTGTTGCCGGAACTGCCGCCACCGCCTCCGCCAGTGCCGGAGAAGGGGCCAAGAGGACCGGCTACAACTTCATCATTGGATGTGAGGTACAGGTAGCCGTTTTCAACGTAAGCATCGTCTACCTTGCCCTCGGACATGAGCCGGATCAGGGCGACATTCTCGTTCAGCTGGTCCAGCGCGTTGGCGGTTTCAGCGGCTTCATTCTCAGCATTGGAGGCGCGTTCCATCGCCTGCGCGGCAAGCGTATCTGCGTTGGTCGTGACCTGCACGATCTGTGCTGCCCGCTGATTTACTGTCTCCAGTGTCTCGACGGCAGCATTCTCGCTCTGGATCGCACGATCCCTTGCGGCGATGGTTTCTTCCCGGATCTCGCCGAGCACAGCTTCTGTTTCCTCTGTCTTCTGTGCGAGGTAATCCTGCGTCTGCTGGGTGATCTCTTCCAGACGATGCTCGGCCTGCGCCGTCATGATCTGCATGCCTTCCTCGTTCTGGGCGATCATCCGCTGAATGGCTTCCTTCGCCTGATCAGACCTGTTGGCGGCAGCGATGATTTCATTGGAGCGGTCGATGATGTTGACAAGCTGCCTGACCTCTGATTCGGAGGATACGGTATCCTTATCCAGTGCTGCCCGTTCCACCATGAGGATGAAGTTAGCGGTGCACAGTTGCATATAGTCATCGGAGGCGGGCGTCTCGTTAGTTGTAGGCGTTCCGGTATAAAGCGCGAGCTCGCATCGGACTTTCCCTGCAGCAGCAGTCATCTGTTCTGTGATGACCACGGTGACCACACGGCCCAGAATCCGCGCTTCATAGGAGAAGCCATTCCCGTCAGGCTTGGTGCCACGTACCTCGGCCTTCACACCGCTGGGCGGTACGAAATCACCGGTTCCGCTGACCAGAGTAAACTCAATCGTCCGGCTGCCCGCATCATACTGGCTTGCGTTGACGACCGGAGGGATGCCACCCGGCGTCACGTCTATTTCAAATCTGCTGGTAAGCATATGGTTTATTCTCCTTCCTCACTGGGGTCTGGTTCCTCCGGGTCGGGGTCCTGTGGATCAGGCTCGACCGGTTCTCCTGGATCAGGGTCTTCCGGCTCAGGAGGCTCGTCCTCCACAAGGCCGGTGATGATGCCGTCCCGGATGGAAATCGTGCAGCCCAGTGCGTCTGCGGTTCCCGGAATATGAAAAGTCCCGGTGAAGCCATCACCAGAACTTAAGGTGTCTGCTGATACGGATGTCGCTTCTACGGATTCCGCGATCACGGTCTGGGCACCCACAATATCGGCATTTATGGAGTCTGCCTCTACGGATTCCGTTTCGACCGAAGTTGCGGTCAGCTCACCGGCGTCGGTCTGATCGGTTTTCAGGCTGTCCGCATTCACCGTTTCCGAGGTGAGTGTCGTGATCTCCATATTGGTTCCCTTGAAAGCGCCGGTGATCATGTTCCATGTGATGTTATTGGCCTTGTCGGCGAGGGAACCTTTCTTCACAAGCGCGGCATCAATGACGCCACGGAGGAAGTCCGAGCTGATGCCACCGCTAAGCTGCATCACGGTCGTATAGGGACCGGCATACCCGGTAGTGGACACCGAGATGCCTTCCTTACTCAGCCGCAGGATATACGTGGCGGACGTGATATCCGCTGTATTCATCGCCAGAATCTCAATGGGCTGGCCGTCTTCATTCGTATTGATGACGACGTTGCCACCGAGGCCTCCGGAGATGATCGTGGTCGCGTGGCTAATGGCATTCTTGATGGCGCTGACTGTGGGATTATCCTTATTTATCTCTGCCGAGATCGCCCGCATGGTATCCGTCAGGTTGGTCCGCACATCGCCGACCGTCATGGCCTGGTATCGCTCCAGCAACACGTCATAAGTGACCGATACGATCTTGGCGCTGTTTTCGATGCCGAGGCCTCTGTGGTAGACGGTCACGGTATCGCAGAGCCGGAGCTTCTGCAGCGGAGCGATGTTCTTGTATTCCTCTGTCTGCCACAGGGCCACGAAGGATATCTCGATAGTTGCCGGGATGCCGGTTTCCGCATTTGCCCGGACATAGCTCTCGGCGCGGGTGCGGAGCTGTTCCTCGGTGGGCCGCTCCAGAAAATAGGAGCTCATGTCCACCGGAATGACCATGCGGTATACATAGTCATCACTGTTCTCCGCGTAGATGACCTTCTCCGGCAACGTGACCAGCGTTTCCTGTTCCTCATCATTGAGCCCTACCCAGAAGGGCACGATTCCGGTCCAGATGTTGCTGGTGTCCGTGGTCTTCTTGACATCCGTCAGGTCTTTGCCGTAGCGGATCATGACTCCTGCGTTGATTCCTCGGCTGGCATGGAACTTCACCGTAAAGCGGTCCCATTCAAACTCGCCGGGGCCGTACACATCCAAGATGGACCCGGCCACACCGCCGAGAAGCGACCGGACGGTGGCAGGCTGAGAGACAGTGAAAGAAGCAGTCAGGTCCTTGTCCGTCCATACGGTAAAGGGACAGTCGCCCTCGGCATTGTCGATCAAGCCCTGCAGGGCTGCTGCGCAGTTATCTGCCGTGAACGGCATCGCCACCACCTTGGAAAGCTGGTAGGTGATGTGCCGTGCATTGACCGTCACGATCCCGTTCATCGGACGGGTGATCTTATAAATCCGGAAAGGCTGGATGTCCTCGGTGTCGTCATGCCGTGCGCAGATGATGCGCTCCTCCATGATGTCGGCGTAGTGAAGCCCTGTGACCGGATATTCCAGCTCCAGCTCATACTGGCCGTTCCGTTCCTCCACCACCTTGCAGCTGACTGCGTCCGAAAGTCGGCCCAGCCCATTGGAGACAAACTGTGTTTCTCCGGCAGGGTAAAGAATCGGCTTCATAGGCACCACCACCTTGGGATCATTTCGATCTTCTCAATGCCGGTCATCAGCGCGATCTGATTGGCGCCGGGGTTCAATTTCGGGAACTCGTTGTTGGAGAGCTCGATGTAGGCGTTCCAGTTGGCGCTTCCCTTGTAGGCATCTTCCAGCTCGCAGTCGATGTCCGTAAACACCTCTGCGTAGGTGATATTCACGATATCATCGTTGATAGCAAACCGTCCGATGCCGTAGACCCGCAGGAGCGGTCTTGCCACATACAGGGTGGGGTTGTTGATGCTGCCGCCCTGTGTGAAGGTTTTCTGTTGCTCTCCGGATTTCAGATACATCTGCGGCATACAGGAAAAGGTCAGATCGATTTCGCCTTCCCGGTGGTATGCCGTCAGTTTGGGTTCGATATCGCCCTCCAGAAGGGCCATCCGGTAGTATTCCGGGTGGTAGCTGTCCTCCAGCCGGTGATAGCCGGGATTGGACAAAAGGAAGTTCGAGAGGGCCGTATAGTTCTTTTCAAAGTCGTGAATGATCCCGGCATGATAGCTCAGTTTCACATTGTTGTAGCGCTGGTTGCTCAGAACCAGGTCACCGTTCCTTCCGGGGATCTGCTTGCGTTCCAGATCGGGTACCGCCTTTCGCCAAGTATCCTCCCCGGAGAGGACGATCCCGAAGTCACGACTATTCCTTCCGTTGTAGATAAACCTGTGCATGGGCCGTCCTCCTTTCCGTCAGATGAATGCAGCCTTACGCCGCGTCATGTTGATATTGATGCGTTCCTCGATCTCGTCAGCGAGTGCCGAAATATCCTGACCCTCATGGCCATAGACATTGATTGTGACACCGCCGTAGTAAACGTTCATAGCGCTTTCCGCGCTGCTGACAGCTTTACGGATCATGTCCATCAGGCTCTGCGTGCCGACCACAGTTTCCGATCCAGCCTCACCGGCACCGAGGAGTTGTCCTCCGGCAGCGCCGAAGATCGTCGGGCTGTTCAGGATCATACCGGCGTCCATTGCCTTCTTATACCAATCCACCGAGATCATCGGGATGGATACGATACCGCCGATGCTCTGCCAGTACCAGGAGAAATGCGGCATCTTCGGTTTCGGAAAGCTCCAGCTGAAGTTGAACAGGCCTTTGATTCGCTCGATGGCATTGCCGATCAGTGTCTTGGCGCTGTCAATCGGAGAGGTCATTGCCGACTTGATGTTGCTCCAGACCGTAGATGCCGTTGTTTTGATGGAGTTAAAGGCATTAGACACCGTCGTTTTCACGTTATTCACAGCCGTAGAAACCGAGCTCTTGATCGTATTCCAGACGGAACTGATCGAAGAACTGATCCCGCTCATGGTCGTGGACACTGAGGTCTTGATGTTGTTCCATGTTGTAGTCACGGTCGTCTTGATGCCGTTCACTACATTCGAGACGGTCGTTTTGATCGTATTCCAAACGGTGCTGACTGTAGTGGAAATGCCGTTCACGACGGTTGTCACCGTGGTCTTTATGGAATTCCAGACCGTGGATATGGTCGTCTGAATGCCATTCATCACAGTGGTGATGGTCGTTTTGATCGTATTCCACACGGTGCTGATCGTCGTGGAAATCGCATTCACGACCGTTGTGATCGTCGTCTTGATCGCGTTCCAAGCCGTGGAGAAGGCAGTCTGGATGGCTGTCATCACGGTCGACAGCGTGGTTTTGATTGTGTTCCATACCGTCGTCAGGGTCGTTTGAATGGCCGTGACCGTCGTGGAGATTGCCGTCTTGATCGCGTTCCACACAGTAGAGGCAGTCGTTTGGATCGCTGTCCATGTTGTAGAGAGCGCGGTCTGAATCGCCGTAACCACAGTGGTGATCGTTGTTTTGATCGCATTCCAGATGGTTGTGATGGTCGTCTGGATGCCGGTCATCACGGTAGAGATCGTGGTCTTGATGGCATTCCACACAGTGGTGGCGGTTGTCTGTATAGCGGTCCAAGCCGTCGAAAGCGCCGTCTGAATGGCTGTGATGATAGTTGTGATGGTCGTCTTTATGGCGTTCCAGACGGTAGAGATTGTGGCTTGGATGCCGGTCATTACAGTGGAGATGGCCGTCTTAATGGCGTTCCATACCGTGGAGGCGGTTGTCTGGATTGCCGTCCATGCAGTGGAGAGCGCCGTCTGGATTGCCGATACCACAGTCGTGACGGTCGTTTTGATTCCGTTCCAGACTGTGGTGATGTTGGTTTGGATGGCCGTAATCACAGTGGAAATGGTCGTCTTGATTGCGTTCCATACTGTGGAGACTGTCGTCTGAATGGCAGTCACCGCTGTAGAAACAGCCGTCTTGATTCCATTCCATGCAGTGTTCACTGCCGTCGATATTCCGGTCAGGATTGTCGTGACAGTGGTTTTGATGGCGTTCCATACCGTGGAAACCGTCGTGCTCACCGCGTTTACCGCAGTGGACACAGCGGTCTTAATGCCGTCCCAAGCCGTGGTGACGCCGGTCTTGATCCCGTTCATCACAGTGGTGATGAAGGTTTTAATGGCATTCCAGATATTCGTGACCGTGGTCTGAATAGCGGTAATTGCTGTGGAGACGGCAGTTTTGATGCCTTCCCAGATGTTCGTGAACGTTGTGGAGATGGCCATCAGTACAGTACTGATCGTCGTCTTTACTGTATTGATGGCGGTGGAAACAGTGTTCTTGATCCCGTCCCATACGCCGGTGAAGAAGGTGACGATGCCGTTCCAGATATTCGAGAAGAAGGTCTTCACCGTAGTCCACACGGTTTCCCAATCTGTGCCAAACCAGCCAAGGAATACATCCGCGATGCCCTTAAGCGTATTCAGGATGGTTGAGAAGAGGCTCTTGATCCCTTCCCAGATCGAGGAGAAGATTTCTTTTACACCGGTCCATGCCTGATCCCAGTTACCGGTGAAAATACCGATAAACACATCGACAATGCCAATGATGACGTTCAGTACCGTATCAAGGATCGTAGCAATGGCCTGAAACGCGCCTTCGAAGACCGGGGCAAGCAACTCGCAGAAGCCATCCCATACAGCCTTGATCGCCGCCGTGATGTCTTCGAAGGAGATGCCCAATGCATCCAGCCTCGATTTGATCGCCTCCACGAAGCCGGTGAAGGTATTCTTGATCTGTTCCCAGATGGCCAGAATCTTATTGCGGAATTCCTCGTTGTTCTTCCACAGGTTGACAAAGGCCGCAGCAAGAACAGCGACCACAGCGACAACGGCGAGGACTGGCGCTGAGATACCGCCAAGGGCAGCACCGAGCTTGCCCAGTACACCGTGTGCGCCGCTGATAGCAATCTTCAGATTCCCGATACCCTTCGACAGCGTAACGAAGCCTTGCATGGCTTTGCCGACCGTACTGATCGTTGTACCGATGATGATGAGCAGTGGGCCGATGGCTGCGACCAGGGCGGCAATACGGATGATGTTCTGCTTGGTGCCTTCATCCATGCTGTTGAGCTTATCGACAAAGGCCTGAATCTTGGATACGACCTTCCGGATGATGGGCATCAGGAGCTCGCCGAAGGAAATCGCCAGCTCCTCCAGCTGGGACTTCAGGATCGTCAGCTGGCCGGACAGGTTATCCTGCATGGTGGCTGCCATGCCTTCTGCCGTACCGTCGCAGTTGTCGATGGCACTGGTCAGCTTGTCAAAATCCTCATCTGAGGCGTTGATGATGGCCAGCCAGCCCGCCATAGAGTTCTTACCGAAGATCGCAGAAGCGGCAGCGGCCTGCTCGGATTCCGAGAGGCTTCCCATCTTCTCGCGCAGGGAGATCATCGTCTCCCTAAGATTGATGGAGCCGTCATCGTTTTCTACAAGGGCAATGTTGTACTTGTCCATGTAGGTCTGCATCTGCTTGGTAGGCTTTGCAAGGTTTGTCAGGCCTGTGCGCAGCGCCGTACCGGACTGAGAAGCCTTGATACCGGCATTCGCCATCAGACCCAGAGCGATGGACGTATCCTCCGCCGAGATGCCAAGGGCACCGGCGACAGGGGCCGCATACTTGAACGATTCGCCCAGCATGGACACGTTCGTGTTCGCGTTGCTGGATGCCGAGGCAAGGATGTCAGCGAAGTGACCGGAGTCCTCCGCCGACAGGCCAAAGGCGGTCAGAGCGTCCGTGACGATGTCAGAAGTGGTGGCGAGGTCTTCGCCGGAAGCAGCAGCGAGGTTCATGATGCCCTCGATACCATCCAGCATATCCTCGGTTTTCCAACCGGCCATCGCCATATACTCGAAAGCGGACGCGGCCTCGGTTGCGGAGAACTTGGTCTTGGAGCCCATTTCGCGGGCCTTGCTGCGAAGGGCATCCAGATCATCGCCGGTCGCACCGGAGATGGCCGCCACCTTGCTCATGCCTTCGTCGAAGTCCGCCGCCGTCTTTACGGCAGCAGCGCCGACGCCGGTAATGGCGAGGGTGACCGGCATCATCTTTTTACCGGCACCGGAGATGGAATCACCAACGGACTCCATCTTCTTGCCGACCGCGTCGATCTTTTCCAGCGTGGCGTTGGTGTTCAGGGCTTCCTGCTGCAGGCGCTTAAGCTCCTGCTCGGTCTCGATGATTTCCCTCTGCAGGGCATCGTACTTATCCTGACCGAGCGTGCCTTCTTCCAGCTGCTTCTTGGCCTGCTCCTGTGCGGTTTTCAGGGTTTCCAGTTTATCCTTGGTCGCGCCGATGGCTTCCTTCAGCGCCTTCTGCTTCTGGGAGAGAAGCTCCGTATTGGACGGGTCCAGCTTCAGGAGTTTGGAGACATCCTTCAGCTCAGTCTGCGTCGATTTGATCGTCGAATTGACCGATTTCAGCGACTGCTCCAGTTTTGTGGTATCGCCGCCGATCTCGACGGTGATGCCCTTGATTCTGCTTGCCACGGATTCTCCCTCCCTTCATCAGAATTTATCGAAGTCCTCCTGCGAGGCGACACGGTCGTATTTCACGCCGTCATTGCCTTTTTCGGTCCAGATGTCCAGCACCATACCGATGGTGAGGAGATCGAGGTCCCGGATGGAAATCCCGATCTCCACACACCGCAGGAGGAACAGCGCCGTGGTCATTTCACGGCTGCTCGCTTTGAGTTTTTTTTAGACTGGACGTCCGTGATGAGGTTCGTGCCCCACAGGTCCAGTATTTCCGGCAGAATCTCGTAAATGGAGAACATCTCGAACTGCTCCAGCCATTCATCGATGGTGCCGGGGATGGACGGGTCCGCATGGAAGGCCATGATGTAGGCCACGTTCTCGAAGATCTCCAGATCCTCGATCTCCATCAGGGACCCGTTCTCACCGCCCTTGTCCTTAAAGGACTGCTCCAGTTTGGACAGGTCTTTGAAGATGTCCCGCTTGAACTTGATGCGGTACAGGCGCGGGACCGATGCGGAAGAGCGGAAACGCACTTCCTGTTCGCCGATCTTGACAGTTTTCTCAATCATGATTCAGCCCTCCATTAGCCCTGTCCGCCTGTAGGAGCCGACTCCTGCGGGACATACACCGCCTGGTACCAGTTGCGGTAGACGCTGTCGGTGGTGTCGTCGCCGGTGCGGGATTTCACCAGACCGTCCTCTCTGGGATCAGCGGTCAGGGACAGAGTCTCCGTACCGGGTTCGATGGTTTCCTCCTTAGTCTCGGACTCGATGGACGGACGGGACGCCGTGCAGTTGTACAGCACGTGGCGGATCGCCTTGATATCGCCATCGAACTCAAAGAGCAGCGCAAAGTAGACAGACTCCGTAACATCGGAGTGCTCTACCAGGACGCCGTTGTTGTCCTTGACCTCCTGCAGGATCTCCGTGCGGAACCATTCAGGGATGAGCGCAATTTCCAGATCTCCGGAGTAACCGTTGTTAGCGGTGGAGCGGAAATACACGATGCCATCCGCATAGAACGGCGAGGAATCGCCCTCTGCTTCGAGGGAGATGCTGACAGCGCCGGGAATGGCCTGCGGCGTGTCATACGTGAAGTTGCCGTCGTCACCCTTGGTGAGCTTGGCAGCGTGCACGTTTTTCAGGTTGTATTTGACTTTGTTACCCATAGTGGTCAAACCTCCGTTTCAAATGAGTAGAGGACTTCGTAGAGCTTCTCGCTCTCGATCCAGACCTCGGTTTTGTTGAAAAAAATGCCATGCTGATCCAGCACGGCTTCGAGCGCATCTTCCAGCTCCGGGTTTTTCTCGTCGGTGTACAGCTCCACATGAACCTCGGCGACCTTCAGGTACACCGCGCCATCGGCGGAGAAGTTATCCGAGCCCGGATACAGGAAACAGATAAAGGGCGGATCGGGCGATTCACCCTCCGCAAAATGGTCGTAGGCGATGGGAAAAGAAGTCTCCTTAAGCATCGCCATCAGTTCTGTATGCGTCATGGCTTTACTCCTTCAGGGCCTGCAGGATGTCCTGCTCCAGTTGTTCTGCGCCGACTTCCTCTGCCGGAGCGATATGCGGGATTGCCCGGACCCGGCCACCGCCGCGCTTGGCATGGCCGTGCTCCAAGAGGTGTGCCAGCATATACCGGGACGGCGAATACACCGTAACCTGCATGGAAGTAGCCGTTTCCTCCGTCGTCTTACTGGTCCACGACTTGGCATAGCGTCCGGTTCTCTCCGGAGCGGTACTCCTGATCTCGTCTCGGACGGTGGTCCCGGCTTTCTTCACAGCTTTCTTCACGGAGTCGGCAGCCAGATCGTTGTACTCCATCAGGCCTTCCATCACGGCATCCGCCAGACCGTCGATCTGTACTTTTCGGTTAGACATATCCGTTACCTCTCAACAAGCTCGGTGTGGAGCTTGCGGCTGTTGCGCTTAAAGCCCATCTCATCGATACTCAGAATGTTGTAGATGCGGCCTTCCAGAAGCACGCGGTATTCCTTGGAGTTGACAGCTGCCGTCTCGGAGGAATGCCGGACAGTGATGTCCAGCTTGTCAGCCTCTGTCGTATGGCCAGCCGTCTCTTTTTCGCTGGCAGACAGGCCGCTGGTGAGCGCTGTGGCCCAGCAGTTGAAGTAATCGTTCCATGCTGATTTGTGGTTCCCGTACTTGTCCACCACGGTTTCATTCTTCTGGATGGTGATTCGCACCCGAAGTCCTGCGATGTTCATCTGAGGCCTCCTTCCCGGATAGCGAAAAGGAGCGACCGCAGTGTCATCGTCAGGCTGTGATGATCCGCTTCCTCCCGATGCTCGTACAGATAGCCGAGGGTGTAGAGAATGGCGACCTTCAAGGTCTCCCGGATGGACTTTAGCTCCGCATCAGGAAACGACGAAGAAGGGCCGGGACCATCATTGATCTCGGCCCACCGCTCCGGTGACAGTCTGGCGACATCCATGCACAGGCGGATGGATGCTAAGAGGAGGCTGCTGATCACAGCATCCTCATCCGCAGAATCCACCCGGAGGTACGTCTTGGCTTCATCAAGCGAAATCAGTGTCATGAGGCAGCCTCCTTTCCGTTATCAGGAACCGGACTGAGCGGTACCTTTCTGCTGCAGGACCTTGATCGCCTCCGGCAGGACAGTCTTGCCGTCCAGACGCTTGGAGGCGAGGAAGCCGACCTGACCGTTACCGGCGAACAGCTCGTTCAGGCGCTTGAAAGTGATGCCCTGACGGTCGCCGATCCAGTAGTAGTTCAGATCACCGAAGATGACGGTCTTTTCACCGGCAGCAGCTTCCGGCATGTATGCGGAAGTGAAGTACGGCCTGCCGAGGATCGTGGGAACATCTCCGTCGCGGAGAGCGGGCTGCCACAGGTACTGGCCGTTGTTGTCCTTCAGTTTGCGGACGAGCTTGACGGTCGTGTCATTCAGCACCCAGATCGCGTTCTTGCGGTACGGAGCCTTGAGGCTGAAGTACAGGTCAATCAGCTCATCAGCGGTGATGGCGGTAGCGCTGGCAGCAGTAACACCAACCTCGCCGCCGCCCGTAGCATTGAGGATGCCGGTGGGCTTGGAGGAGCCGTTGCCGGTGAGGAATGCTTCTTCCTCCTTGTCGCCGATGCGGCGGGAGAACTCGGAAGAGATATAGCCTTCCAGATCAAAGGCGGCATCGTTCAGGAGCTCCTCAGAGACCTTGATGATGGTGCCGACCTTGTGGGCATCCAGCTGTACCTGACCGAAGACGTCGTCGCTTTCGGTATAGGCACCTTCCTCATCGATCCAAGCGGCAGAGCCGTGAGAGGCGACAACGGGGATCTTGTGCAGGCCGCTGGAAGTGGTGATGACATGAGCGTTGGCACGGATCACAGTGGCAGCGTTCAGACCCTGCACGAGGGTGCGCTCGAATTCGTCAGGAACGAGGTAGCCGCCCTCAGAATCCACGCCTTCCTGCAGAGCATTTTTCATCTCCGGTGTCATGGAATCCTTATGGCGGGTGACGTTCCAGAACGCCTTCTTATAGGCATCGGATGCACGACCGGTCTTGGTATCCATCTTGGCGGGAGCCGCAGGCTTCTCCGTGATCGGGGTGTTCACCGGCTTGGACAGCTCGTTATCCAGAGCCTCCAGACGCTCCATGCGAGCGATTTCGTTACCGAGGTTCGTGATCTCAGTCTCCAGCTTGGTGTAGGTGGCGTCGTCCTCTTCGGAGAGGAAGCCGTCCGGGGTGCGCTTTGCTTCCAGATAGGCCTTGGCAGCAGCCAGCTTCTGGGCACGCTTGTTGCGAAGTTCAATGATAGTCATGGTAGGTATCCTCCTTAATTGTTCAAAAGATGAAGCCGCTCCATCAGCTCATCGACGGAACGGCCATGTTTGGGAGCGGGTTCCGACTGCGGGAGCTCTTTGGGCTCCGTCTCCGGTTCCAGCTTGTTTACCGGGGTATCCTTCCGGGTCTTGGCAGTGATTTTGTTGATCAGTGCGGCCTCGACAGCCCGGTCGGAAAACTCGAAGGCGGGCATCTCTGCCATGACCTTCTCGTCTGTGAGCATGCCGTCTGCAAAGCCGAGCTCGATGGCGCGTTTTGCGTTCATCCATGTCTCACTGTCCATGAGATGGGAGATCCGGGCGCGGGACAAGCCGGTCCGAAGCTCGTAGGCGTTGATGATGCTTTCCTTGACCTCCTCCAGCATTTCGATGGCCTTTTCCATCTCGTCCTTGCTGCCGAAGGCTGCGGTCATGGGATTGTGGATCATCATGAGGCTTGTGGGAGCCATCAGGACGGATGTGCCTGCCATCGCAATGACGGACGCTGCAGATGCCGCGATACCGTCGATCTTGATGGTGACATTGCCGCGATAGTCCATGAGCATCGTGTAGATCTGACTGGCTGCGATACAGTCGCCGCCCGGACTGTTCAGGTAGATGACCACGTCGCCGTCGTCGGCGAACAGCTCATCCTTGAACATTTGAGGTGTGACGTCGTCGTCGAACCAGCTCTCCGAGGCGATAGTGCCGTAGAGCTCAAGGACTCGTGCTTCCGGTTCTCCGTCTGCCTGATTTCTCCACTTCCAAAATTTCTTCTGTGGGTTCATCGGATTCCGTATCCTCCTTTCCCGAATCGATATCTGCAAAAGCTCCTGCGTGGACCAGCGGGAGCATATTGCCATTGATGAGGTACAGGTCGCCGCCGTCCTCCGCAGGGATGCGGTCGAGGTTTTCCAGTTCGCGGATGTCGTTGGCAGACATCCAGCCGTTCTGCCTCGCGGTGGCGTACCCGTTCATGCGGCTCTGGTAATCGCCGCGCAGCAGGCCTTCCACGTTGAATTTGAAGAAGTACCGTTCCTTTTCCTCCGGCGTGAACAGGGCGCGTGACAGGGACTGTTCCCAGCGCACCACCCACGGGTCCAGCGTGTACTTCACAAACTCAAGCGATTGCTGCTCAATATTAGAAAAGCTCGACTTCTCCAGATCGCCGACCATGTGTGGCGGTACCCGGAAAATTCGAGCGATTTCATTGATTTGGAATTTGCGTGTTTCCAGAAACTGCGCCTGTTCCGGCGCGATGGAGATCGGCGTGTACTTCATGCCTTCCTCCAAAATGGCGACCTTCCCGGCGTTCTGGCTTCCGGAGAAGCCCTTGTTCCAGCTCTCGCGGACGCGATCCGGGTCTTTCACCGTGCCGGGATATTCCAACAGGCCACCTGGTGTCGCACCATTTGCGAAGAACTTAGCACCGTATTCCTCGGTAGCGATGGCAAGGCCGATGGCGTTCTTGGCCATCGCAATCGGACTGTATCCAACAAGGCCGTCAAAGCCGAGGCCGGGGATGTGCAGCACGTCCGAGGGCTTCAGGATCACGGTTCCTGCTTTCATGGTCGGCGCATCCGTGTTGTTCATCTGGTAGCTGTAAAAAAGCTGCCCTGAAGAATCCCGGTCCACCGTCATGCGATTTGGCATGAGCGGATACAGCGCCACGACCTCGCCTTTGCCATTCCGGATGATCTGCGCGTAGGCATTGCCCCAGAGGAGCAGGTGTGTCATCAGCGTTTCCCGGAAGACGAAGGAGCTCATCTCCGGGTTGGGCTCGTCGTGCAACAGTAGGTACAGCGGATGCCCGATGGCTTTTTCCTTGCCGCCGTCATCCTTGTAGGTGTACAGGTGCAGCGGGAGCCCTGCGATAGCCTCCGCGAGTATCCGGACACAGGAATAAACGGCGGTCATCTGCATGGCGGAGCGTTCTGTCACAGCTTTGCCGGAGGTACTGCCGCCGAGGAAAAACCGGTAGCTGCTGCCGGAAGTCGCGTTTGTGGGCTTGTCCCTCGAATGGAAAAGGCCGCTTAAGATTCCCATTGTTGATCACCGTCCTTTCTCAGATAAATAAAATGCCTCTGTCGTCGTATACAGAGGCGGTGGACACGTTCCCGCAGCGAATCGCCCGATCCAGCGCCATGATGGTGGCAACTGCGCCGTCGATCTTTTCTGTGGAGCGTTCCTTGTCTGCTTTGATGTTGCCAGCCGGATCGGTGCGGATATAGATGTTGTCCATCATCCACCGCAGGACCGGTTGCCCACCGTGGACGATCCGTTTTTCCAGCACCAGCTTCATGAGTTCCTTTGTTGGAGGTGACATATCCTTGAAGCCCTGACCGAAGGGAACAACGGTAAAGCCCATGCCTTCCAAGTTCTGGACCATCTGGATGGCTCCCCAGCGGTCGAAAGCGATCTCCCGGATGTTGAACTTTTCTCCGAGACGCTCGATGAACTTCTCGATGTAGCCGTAGTGAATGACGTTGCCCTCGGTGGTCATCAGGAAGCCCTGTCGCTCCCAGACCTCATAGGGCACGTGATCGCGCCGGACGCGCAGGTCCAGCGTATCCTCCGGCACCCAGAAATACGGGAGAATAGTGTACCGGTCATCCTCATCCACAGGCGGGAACACCAGCACGAAGGCAGTGATATCCGAAGTGGACGAGAGGTCGAGGCCGCCGTAGCAGACCCGGCCTTCCAGATCTTCCTCGCTTACCGGGAAGGCACAGGCGTCCCATTTCTCCATCGGCATCCAGCGCACAGCCTGTTTGACCCACTGGTTCAATCGGAGCTGCCGGAAGGCGTTTTCTTCGCCGGGATTCTGCCGCGCCGATTCACAGGCTGCCCGGACCTTATCGATCCCGACAGTGATGCCAAGAGACGGGTTGGCTTTCTTCCAGACCTTCGGGTCCGTCCAATCCTCGGATTCATCCGCGCCGTAGATCACCGGATAGAAGGTCGGATCGATCTTCCGGCCTTCGAGGATGTCCTTGGCTTTCTGGTGGGTCTCGTAGCAGATGGAGTGGGTGTCCGTTCCCGCCGTTGTGATCAGGAAGTAAAGCGGCTGCATGCGGGCATCGCCGGAGCCCTTGGTCATGACATCAAAGAGCTTCCGGTTGGGCTGGGTATGCAGCTCGTCGAATACGACGCCGTGGATGTTGAAGCCGTGCTTGGAATAGGCCTCTGCCGACAGCACCTGGTAGAAGCTGTTCGTCGGCAGATAGATGATCCGCTTCTGGGAAGCCAGTATCTTCACGCGCCGGTTCAGCGCCGGACACATCCGTACCATGTCGGCGGCCACGTCGAATACGATGGCAGCCTGCTGGCGGTCAGCCGCGCAGCCATAGACCTCGGCACGTTCCTCGCCATCGCCGCAGGTGAGCAGCAGCGCCACCGCAGCGGCCAGCTCGGATTTTCCCATTTTCTTCGGGATCTCCACGTAGGCGGTATTAAACTGCCGGTAGCCGTTGGGCTTCAGGATGCCGAACAGGTCCCGGATGATCTGCTCCTGCCAGTCGATCAGCTCGAAGGGCTTTCCCGCCCATGTGCCTTTGGTATGGCAGAGGTTTTCGATGAAGGCGACTGCGAAATCCGCAGCGTCCTCGTCGTAGTAGGAGTCCTTGGCCTTGAAGGCGGTCGGCTTGTACTTCTTCAGTTTTCGCAAATTCTCACCTCCTCAAGGCATAAAAAATAGACCCTTGCGGATCTTCGGATAACGAGATACAGCCCGGATGGGCCGTTCCCGCTGATATTCAAATCAGGTGGTTTCGCTTACAGGATGCCTTCCTCCATCAGGTCATCGTAGACCGCTTCGAGCTATTCCTCTACTTCCTCCCAAGTGTCGAAGGTGCCTCTCGGTGCGCCGAAGGGTGCCTCGTGGCTGCCGTCGCCGTACTCGGTAAGCTCAAGGCTCTCGTCGGTGATCACCAGCTGGCCTTTGTATTCGAAGAGGTAGGCGGCTCCGGAGAAGTATTCCCAGCAGGCATGTGCTTTGCCGGAAAAGCCGGTCGGCAGGCCGTACTCGATGGCGCTGCTGGCGCTGTCCGGATCGTTCCGGTCGATGGGCTCCAGATCGGTGTAAATGGTGGCGTCTCGTCTTGCGTACTTCATGGTCGGCACCTCCTTAAGCCTTCTTGACGTCGACCAGCCAGCTTGCCCGCTTGTGGTACTCGCCGGTGGCCTTTTCGAGGACCTCGTGATCCTCTTCGATGTAGTGCAGGCCCTTGCCGACCTTGATCAGCCTGACGCTTTCGAAGCCGGGGATGCTGGTGCGGTAAACGCTGGCCGTGCGGCTCTCGCCGTCGTAGCTCTTGCCGTCCCAGCCGCCGAAGGTGAAGGTGACCTTTTCCTTCGTCTTGGTGAAGAAGGCTTCGAAGTCCTCCCGCAGGATCGCGGTGTTGTAGTCTTCGAGGAAGAAGTGTTTTCTCAGTTCGTAAGCGTTCGTCATGGTGGTGTACCTCCGTTTTTGTTTTCCGTCCGGTTTCCCTTTCGGTAGTGTATATATCACTCTAAACGGAGGATATAGCAAGTTATATCTGCGATATAATCGGCCATAATCTACACAAATCTTTGAGGCCGGATTTGTATACATTATGAACGACCAACAGAGCCTTTCGGCTCCGGTGGCGGCTGGGTTTTCCAGCGGCTTTCAGCTTATGCAGAAGCGGATGCCCATGACCTCGGTCGGCTCTTCGTCGCCCCAGCGGGTTTCCTGCCGGGTGATGGTGCAAAGGCCCATCATCGTGCAGCCCTGTGCGGCAAAGGCGTGGAGGTTTTCCATCACCGCCGTGCTCTGGTTGGTGTACACGAAGGTCTCGATCCCGGCGCTGCGGAGGGCTTCGATGAAGTCCGCGACCTCCTTGTCCCAGAGGAAATCGTCCATCTCCAGCTCGTCCTCTTTCCGGGAAAGGCTCTGCGCCCATGCGCGGTAGGCCTTACTGACGCCGGATTCAAAGGGGAACTTGGCGGCTGCGTCCTCCTCGTACCAGGCCTTCAGCTCGTCGCTGTCCCAGCCGAGGGTGTCGATGATCCGCTGCTTGCGGCTCTGGCGTTCGACGCGGGTGGCTTCCCATTCGTGGCCGATCCGCTTCAGGTTCTCGAAGTAGGTGTTGTTTGCGTTCATCATGGCGTTGACCTCCTTACTGCTGCATCGCCCAGAGAATGGCGTGTCCGTCGTCCTCGAATTCGACCTCGCTGGCGGCCCGCAGGCCAACCGTGCCTTCGCAGGTGGTGTCGTCGGTCAGGAATTCGTAGGTGGCTCCGAAGTAGCAGGGCTTGTTCTTGCCGTTGTAGTAGTACCCGGCGAGGATGACCTTGTCTCCGAAGTTCAGGATCTTGCTCCAGCGGCATTCGAGGTCTTCCGGGGTGCTGGGGTTCGGCAGGCGGTAGGTTCTCATTGCTTCGTTGATCGTCATGGTGGTTTTCCTCCGTTTTTCGTGTTTTCCCCTTGGGGTACTGTATATATCACTCTAAACGGGGAATATAGCAAGTTATATCTGCGAGATTTCCACACATATAATCGACAAATATCAGCGCCGTGAATTGTGTATTGTTGTCTTTGTAAAGTGTTAGCAATCGTAAATATTCATTTTGCTATGACTTTCTGTGATGTAACGTAAAGCCTTGAAAAATCGGGCTTTTTGAGTATAATATGACGTGACGTTAGCGATCACACCATCTGAGCGGGAGCGACCGGCCACCGCATCCTGCCAGAAGAAAGGAGACCCAACATGCGTGTAAGCGGTCTGATTATTTCTTACAAAAACGGTATGAACGTCCTTACTGGAACGCCGGTGACGGAGTATCCTGTCGGGGATCTTCTGTGCCGGATTTTTCAGGGTGAAACCCTTGACAACATCACCAGAATACTTCGGAACTGCATCAACGCCTGTCCGATGCGAGACAACTTCCTCACGCAGGACGAGATCGAAGATGCGGAGCATTATATCCTTCAGGCGCTTCTCTATGACGATTTCAAACCCGCGCAGCGACTCGCTCAGGGGAGCTTCATTCGTTGTATGGAGTGCTACCGAGCACTGGATTCAACGACGGCTGGACAGTTCCTGTATCAGGAGAGAGCCCGCGCTGCCGAGAGCGACATGCTTTTCGAAGCAATCGGGTTTGACACCGTTGGCGATTTCCTGCGGCTCTGTTACAACAATTACATCATCGACCTTTACAATGCGCTCACGCTTTTTATCGGAATGGCAGCCGTGAAATCTGGAACAGCCAGCCCGGAGGAGCAGGCAGCCTATAACGAAATCCGTCAGCAGCTGAACAATCCAGATGCGGTTCCGGGTATCGAAATGCGTACGGCTTACGATGCTGGCCGAGAGGAATTCGCCTACAGTTACGTTATCAGCAGCTTCCTTGCCATGGCATTATTCGAGTTTTCGCACCTGACTGCCTCTGCAACAAAGGTGGTGCGGTGTCAAAATCCGGAGTGCCGCAAGTTTTTTACTGCCAAGCGGACCAGCGCGAAATACTGCCCGTTCCCGTCACCGCAGAATCCCGGTCGTACATGTAACGACTACTATCCGCAGCTTGTTCACCGGTCAAAAGTCAAAGCCGATACGCTGCGAAAAATGGAAAAGCGGGCCTATGGTCGTCTGTATAATGACAAGCGCAGGCATCCGGAAGCGGCGGCTGAAATCGAAGGCTTGCTGAGAACGCTTCAGATTGAGTCTCCCGGAAGACGGGACAGTGTCCTTAGCGGAGCACTGTCAGAAGCAGAATACCAGGCATGGTTAAACACCATCAGACGAGAGAAAGGTAGGTCTTACGATGAATAACACGATGAATGCGATAGCTTCTATTTTTACCGGCAAGGGAGGAACCATCAAACTGGCGATCTTTGGATCGTTGATCGCGGCAGTGATCTACGAAATCATGGACTCCAGCTACGGCTTGAATGTTACGACAAAGGAAGGCTCCGTTTCGTTGGCCCCTGCGTCAGGTGTCAGTGGTCAGCAGATGCAGACGGATTCGGCTCATGAAGATGAACCTGAGCAGGATCAGATGCCAACTGCAGTCACGGATGTTCAAGTCGAAGACGAACCAGAAGGATAAGAGGCACATACACCTGCCGCTTGAGGGGATTCCCTTGAGCGGCTTTTTTACTACGACCAAAAGAGCCGTCTGGCTCTTCTGGCTGGAAGCTGTTATTCGGCCTCGCCGGTCATGATGAAGTGCGCGTACTCCCTGCGGTGTTCTTCGAGGTAGCAGACCAGTTCGTAGTAGCCTCGGTCGTTGGCCAGCCGCTGGACCATCGGGACATCGAACATGTTTGTGAGGCCGGTGTCCCGGATTGCGAGGATCTGCTCGCGGATCGTATCCGTCATGCTCGGAACCTTCCGGACCACATCGACTCCCCAGATCACGTTCAGGCCGGAGCCGTTGTCCCAGTCGACCAGGAGGCTACCCGTGTCGTCCACACCGGTGACGGTGCCTTTTGTGCCGATGGGCGGTGCCTGCGCGTCGTCCATCTGGACCAGTTCCACACGGGTCCCGGTCGGGTAGGTTTCCCGAAGGTGTTTGAGCTGCTCAGGTCGGATCATTCGCATGCTGCCACCTCCTCAGTCTCGGCGGCCTTGGCAGCATCCCGCTTGGCCTTCTGCGCAGCGCTGAAGGCATCGGCCTTTTCCTTGTTCGGGAAGGCGGCGGTGCCGGAGAGCCTGCGCATCAGGATTTTGCGCTGGGCCTTGCTGTCGCTGCCGATGAAGCCCAGCCGGAGGAGGAAGCAGCGGAAGGCGTACTTTTCACTTTCCACCTCGGTTTCCTTGGCGGTGACTCGCTGGGCTTCTTTCGCCATCTTGCAGAGGGCGGTGATGAAGCTCATGTAGGTCTGTACCTCGTCGGCTTCCGGCATCGTGTTCCACCAAGGGAAGGAAACCCGGTCGCCGTCCCTGCGGATCGTCAGGCGTGTGGCACCCAGCGCCTTCTTGATCAGGGTGGCCTTGCTGTCGACCAGCTTGATGAGCCGGTCAAGGGAATCCGGGTTGAAGCCGTCCATCGGCAGGGAGATCGTC